TTAGCTGAAGGACTTGAGACTGGCGATAGTTCGACCGCTTCAGTTCTTAACCGTGACTTCAAGCAAATGGCAGTATGCGAAGGTAAAATCGAGCCTGATATCTTTGGGCGATTCTTGGTTGAGGTGGCAAAGCTTTACAATGGCGCAGTATTGGCACCAGAAGTTAATAATCATGGTCATGCCGCGTTAGCAGCGATTAAGAATGCTCGTTATAACAAGATTTACCGCCGCGAGGTCAAAGAAGAGTTGGGCGTTGATATCCAGGAGAAAGTCGGCTGGCATACCAATGTTAAATCTAAGATGCAAATGATTGACGATCTTAAGGCAGCTTATCGGGATGATGTGATTGAGATTAATTGAGGAAAATGGCGACATTATTCTAAACGGAAAGGATAGAGTTGTGGCACTGGCGATTAGTATTCAAGCCATTAAGCAAGCCTCGGTAAGCGGCGAGCATAAAGCCTTTATTCCTGGCAAGGCGCGAGAAAAGGACGTAACTAAAATGAGCATGGATGAGAAAATGAAATACTATAAAAAGCTGGGCGCATGATTTACGCCATCGCCTTCTCGTCATTCATTCTAGGCTTTTGTTTATCAACAGTGCTTATTTGCCGAGTAACGCTGCGACCGATTGCCCGACGAGGTTTATCTCAGATTGGTCTTCTAAGGTCTCACAAGGCAAAGGTGCCAGTGATTCAGGAGAAGGAATGGATTGATCGGGTGATTCCTTAGCTTTGCCAAAGATTCTTTCCCAGCCTTCTGCATACTTTTTATGATCGGTGTTTAAATGCGCCGACTCGACTACGAATTGCCCCATCTATAACCTCAACGTCATTAAGACAGTAAAAGCAAAAAACAAAATCAAAACAATTTCCAAAATAGGTGTATTCATTTACATATCCTCCGGCCAGTCAATTTCGCCGCTTAACAATGCTTCAGCTAAGACGCTGCCAATCTCAATTTTATGGTAATTAATCGCCTTACTGATTAATTCCTCCGTCCATACAGGCGGCTCAAACTCTCTATTCTGAGGGCAATCATTCAAACCAGCTTCGTGCATATTATTAGCTTTTAAATAATCTCGGTAATCTTTCGGGCCTTTAAATGAGCGCAAGAGACCATCGTGCCAGCCGAAACCATCAAACTTCTTACCGCGCTCGCCTTGCACATAATTAGGCCCCTCAAGAATATCGATCATGAGTTTGTGCTTGTACTTGTGAGCTTCAATCGGAGTCATGGTAATTGTCTCACCATTACTAAATCGGTATTTATAAAACTGTTTGTTTCTATCCATGACTTAAATTAATCACATTCAAGTCTATTTCCACGCCTCTCAGTTCGCCTCGTCGAAGGAAGCCTATAATCATATCGAGCAAGGTCTTAAGCTTAATCCATATTAAGAAACTTAAACCTTGAGGTTTGTCTGGATTCTAAAAAGCCTGAAACTATCCTAGAGAAATGCGACCGCTTCCGTGAAGAGGGGAAGAAGTTTCTAAAAGGCTTTGAGGAAGAGTGGAGCGAGGCAGAGCGCTTTTACAAAGGCGATCACTGGAAGAATAACAACAAAGAAAACAGACCAAAGAATCATATTTTCCAAGTAGTGGAGAGTGAAATTCCATTACTTATGGATCCTATGCCTTCAACTGATATCGCTGCTTATGATGATGCGAATTTCGGCGAACACGCCATGATTTTAGATGCGGCAAAAGATCACGTTTATAGCGAGCAGAATCTATTTTTAAAAGACGCTCAAATGATTCGCTCGGCACTTAAAACAGGCTCGGGCTTTCAGTACGTTGATTTTGATCCAGATGGCGAAAACGGCGAAGGCTCAATCATTGTTAAGAATCTCAATCGTAAGCAAGTTATTAAAGATCCAGCAGCAGATACATTAGATCAGTGCCGTTATGTGATTATCGATTCAGCACTATCAGGCGACGACCTTAAACGCCGCTTTCCTAAGACTGCTGAAAAGTCGATGAATCAGCCTATTAAAGACTTGTACGTTTACGCTGGTTCTAAAGGCTCACGCGAAAATCAAAACACTGATACTCAAAACGGTAAAGAATCGAACCGTTATGACTCGAAGGATATGACGTTTATCGAAGAGTTTTGGCTTAAAGATTATTCGATGGAAGAAATTCCAGATGATGAAACACAAATCCAATTAACTGAAGAATCCGCCCAGCTTATGCAGGGGATTAACCCTGATATTTCTAAGTGGGAGGATCACGCCGCCCACTTTCAAGGGCACAGCGACCAGGAAGAAATCATTCTGCAAGAAGCTTTTGCCATGTTTGCACAAAGTAATCCCGGACAAGCAGCGATGGGTATGACCCCAGAAGTTTTAGAGGTGATTAAGCAAGATCCAGAAGTCGGATTAAAGCTCAGTATCATTTCAGACCATAAAGAAATGCATAAAATGTACATAGACTCAATGGACGATGACGAAATCGGCAAGCGTCCTAAATATGAGAATCATCTGCGCCTTATTATTAAAACAGGCAAGGTCATTCACTTTGACGGCGCTCCTGAGGTTAATGATGGGCTTATCCCACTGGTTGAAACTGAGTGTTACAAAGATGAAGGCCCAGCGACGGGCGTAATTAAACATATCATCCCGATGCAGAAAACTCTTAACGAGTTAGACGCAAAAGAGTTTAAGGGCTTAAAGCTAGTCACTAACCCGGGCTGGATTAAAGATGAGCAGTCGGGCGTTGATTCGGACACGTTGACCGACGAGGATGGGATTGTTGTTACTAAAGAGCAGGGTACTGAAGTTTCAAGACTGCAACCTGGTCAAGTTTCACCACAACTAGAGAATAGAAGCCGCCGCGAATACGAATCAATGCAAAGAATCGAAGGCGCTGGCGAAACTGTTTTCGGTGAAGCTCCTAAGAGTCAAACTTCGGGTGTTATGTACCGCCGTCTTCAAATGCAAGCCTTGGGGCGCATTCGTCTCAAGTCGCGCATGATTGAAGCCGCTATTTTCCGCCGTGATAAATTAATCGTATCCCGAATTATTAAATATTGGTCAACCGAGCGCAAACTCAGAGTTGAGGATGCGAACGGTAAAATACGCTTCATTAAGTTTGATCCTCGCATGATGAGGGATTTCTCTTATGAGCTTATTCTCTCGCCTGGTACTGCAACGGGCATGGATAACGAGACAATAGCCGAGACATACAAGGAGCTTCTGCTCGCTGGTCTGATCGATCTTAAAACATTCGCGACATTAACTGATCTTCCTAAAAAGAATGACCTCTTGGATATGCTTAATGAGCAGGATCAAATCAGAGCGCAAATGCAAGAGCTTCAAATGCAAAATGAGCAGCTGCAAAAAGATGCACTCATGATGAAAGCGAATCTTGCTCCTCAAATGCTTAACCCTGAAGAACTCAAAATCGTTGAGCAACTAGCAGCACAAGAACAACAACAACAACTAACCAGTAACCCAGCAGTCAACACTCAAGTTGACCAAGCCTAAAGGATACGCAGATGAGTCTCAGAAAGTTTTACCGATTACAAAATGAAGCAACGGAAATCGACACGAGTGGCGGCGCAAGTGAAGACGTTTTCGGCTCTAACGACACGCCACTAGAACCAGGTTACGCACAAACAATGACTGATTTAGGACTTGATCCTAATAAATATGGACTTAACGAGAGTCAAGATGATGAACTAAAAGCAGAGTCGCAAGGAAGCGAGGAAGCGCCAGAAGACGCTCAGGCAACTGAGGAAAGTTCTTTCTTGGAGCGGATCAATGCTTTAGGTGCCATTCATAATGATCTACCCGTTAAGGTTGAATCTCTCGAAGACCTAAAAAATCTCGTTCAAATGGGCAAAGACTACACCGTGAAAACTCAATCGCTCTCGGAAGAGAGGAAAGCATGGGACGCGGAAAAATCTAGCACTGAGACTGAGCTTAATGCGGCAATTGAAGAGTTTAACACCGCCCAGAAGGCACATGGACAGCAGCTTCAAGAAATGCAGCAGTGGACTTTTGCGCTTAATCAGCTCAAAGAATCCGCGCCTGATATTTTTGAAGAAGTCCAGAGAGCTTATGAAGGAACAGTACGCCAGTTTTCTAACCCCGTCCTTGACCAGCAGCTCGCCTCTATTCGCGCCGAACTTGCCGAAGCTAAAAAAGGGATCTCTGAAAGAGAAAACAGTTTAGTTTTGGATAAATTTGAAAGCGAAAAAGGTGCATTATCTGCAACCGAGCAATCGTTAAAAGAACTCGGCATCAACGTCGATTGGAATGAAGTTAAAAAGCAATGGGCATCAACTGGACTACCTCTTAAGCAAGTCGTGGGATCGATCTACTTTGAGAACGTGACTAAAGCGCAAGCGTCTAAGGCAAAAGTAGAAACAACTAAGCAAAAAGTTGCGGCAAAGCCTGTTGGTGTTGCTAGTAACTCGCGCCCAGGTGCAAAAGTCCCACAAATCAACAGGAAGTTGAATTATTTTGAACAAGCGCAAGAACTTTACAAAAACATGAAATAAAAGGAATTTTTTATGGCCATTACAATTGGACAGGTACAAGCAATCACTCACGATCTAGTTTTAAACTCACTCGCTGATAACGTTTATCAGTCTGCTGCTGGTCTTCGCTTTTTCTACGGTAAACGTGAAAAGCAAGACGGTGGTAACGATATCGGTTCACCAGTAATCATGGGTGGAGTTGACTCTACTACAGGTGGTTTTTACACTGGTGCTTCAACTTTGGTTGATGCTGAGAAAGACGATATCACAAGAGCAAAAGTAAACTGGAAACAAGTTTACGAAACTGTTCTGATTTCTAACCTTGATATCCTTAAAAACAATGGCTCTGCTGGTGTTCTTAAGCTTGCAGCTTCTAAAGTTAAGATTGCTGAAAAGCGCCTCAAGTCTCGTCTTGCTAGTTCAATCTTCTCTGATGGCTCTGACGTTCTAGGCTTTAACGGTCTTCAGCAAATCATCGCAGCTTCTGGCGATTACGCTGGATTGTCTGTTGGTGATATCATCAAAGAGAACGGCGATAACGCTTGGCTTGCTTATGTTAAAACATCTGCTGGCACATTGACTGAGCCTCTTATGCA